GACATGAAAGGGGTCGTGACGGCAGAAACCAAGAACCAGCTCATTACAAAAACCTGGTCAGAGTTGCATAAATGGCACCACCTTTGCCTGTTTAGAGACTGGTTTGAGGTAGCCGCGGAATCCATTTTCTCAACCCAGCCAGGGCACAAATACACGTGGCGCATTGATGCGATCCCGTGGAATGAGAACAACACCGATGCATTCCAAGGCCTGCACAATCAAGGGAAGCGGATTCTTGTCTTGTTCGATGAAGCCTCGGTTATCGCACAGAAAATCTATGAAGTCACGAAAGGCGCGCTGACCGACCGCGATACGCAGATCATCTGGTGCATTTTCGGAAACCCAACGCGCCCAGACGGCCCATTCTTCGATGCATTCCACAAGAGCCGCCACCGCTGGATAACGTACAACATTGACAGCCGCACAGTGAAAATCACGAACAAGGAGCAGTTGCAAGAGTACGTTGAGGATTACGGAGAGGACAGTGACTTTGTGAAGGTCCGTGTTCGAGGCGTATTCCCCAGCGCATCAGCCAAGCAATTCATAAACCGTGAGGACGTGGACGCGGCTATGAACCGCGATGTGGGACAGATCAACTACTCAAGAACGGTCGCTATCCTGGGTGTGGACGTGGCGCGGGAAGGCGATGACCGCTCGGCAATCGCTACGAAGATAGGCCGAGACTGCACTATGCCGCTCAAAGTATTCCGCGGCCTGGACGGCCCTCAGCTCGGGATGCAGGTGCTCATGTATGCGAACGAATTGAAGCAGAAGGGCATTCCTCGTGTGTACATCAATCTGGACTACACAGGTGTGGGGGCCAGCCCTTACGACTGGCTCAAGGATAAGGTGCAGCACCTCAACAAAGTCATCAGCGCCAGCCAGAGCACGAACCCGCAGAGATGGGCCAATAAGCGTGCTGAGATGTGGGACAAGATGCGAGATTTCATTCGTGATGACGGAGTGATCCCAAAGAGTGAAGAGCTGGCCGAGGACCTCTGCATACCTGAGAAGCTCATTGACCAGAAAGGCCGGTTATTGCTTGAATCCAAGGACAGCATGAAACGTCGAGGCATGAACTCTCCAGACACGGCCGACGCGCTGGCACTCTGTTTCGCCATTCCCATCCAAGAGTACATAGAGGATGATAGCTGGCGACATCAGCGGGTGAACCGTCATAAGGGCATACGCGATCCATACGCATAGAGGGTGTGCGCATCAGTATGCGTACAGGCTCGACAATCGGGACATGATGAAAATCGAAACCTGTACGCTCTCAGACCTATTCAATGACCCTCGGTATGAGGATGTGTGCCTGCACTACAGACAGGAGGCCGGACACATCAACCTCAAGGGCATTGTGGACAAGGACAAATACTCGTTCTTGGCTAGGAACGGTTTGCTTTTTTGCGCTCGAGCCGTGAGCGAGGGTCAGCTAGTAGGGATTATGGCAATCGTCATGTGTCCTTCTCTCCACAACTCTAAAGACGTGGCCAATGTGGATACCTTGTTTTTAGAGCCTGAGCATCGAGGCCACGGCCTGCAATTCGTACGCCACGCAATAAAAATGGCGCGGGAGTTTGGCGCCTCAGGTATTCGATTTTCTGCACCTGCTGGGAGCCGCACTGAACAGCTTTTCGACCGATTGTTCACGCGCTCGGATGTCACCTATTACAAATCACTGGAGGATTAATCATGGGTATGGAAATGCTGGGCTATGGCCTTCTCATGGCCGGGTCTGCCGCACTCACTTCTCACACACAGAGCCGATCCGCTCGACGCCAGGCCAGCGCTCAGAAGGACGCCACGGAAGAAGCCAAACGCAACGCGGAGAAACAGGCTGAGCAACAGCGTGAGCAAATGCGTATGCAGAACCAGAAGACCGCAGACATTAGCAAGATCCTCGGCGACAACACCAATGATCTGTTGTCTGGAGGCCAAACTATGCTGACTGGAGCTGGTGGTGTGGACCAGAACGACATGACGCTGGGCAAGAAATCAGCTTTAGGGTGATGACATGAAAGAAGTCCGCCAGGAAATTTTGCGGCGCTGGAATAGCCTTGTAATGGAGCGCGATCCCTATCTGCACCAGTGGATAGAGATTTCAAAATTCCTGCGACCCGCTAACGGGAAATTCCTTAATCCGACAACACAGAATGAGGCAAAAACCCGTTGGAATAACATCTATGACAACACCGCGCTCAGGGCCTCGGATATTTTGGCCAAGGGCTTAATGAGCGGCATGACCGATCCTTCTCAGCAGTGGTTTTTCCTCACAACTGGGAGCCCCGACTTAGACGAATCCGTCCAAGTTCGCCGCTGGCTCTCTGATGTCTCGCAGATCCTCTACATGACATACGCCAAGACCAATCTCTATCAGGCCCTGCATCATGCGTGGCTTGAGGCTGGTTTATTTGGCATTCTGGCTATCATCATTGAAGAGGATGAGGAGAAAGGGTTTAATTGTATTCCCCTGACTGCTGGCGAATACTGCATATCGTGCGACAGCAAAGGAACTCCGGATACTATCTACCGCGAGTTTTCGTTATCGCTGAGGCAGATCGTTCAGAAGTTTGGTGAGGACGCTTTGCCATATTCTCTCTACCAAACGTACAAGGGCGGCCAGAAGGACAAGCTCTATACGATTATTCACGCTATCGAGCCGAGAGAAAAACGCGATACACGCTCAAAGTCCAATAAGGACATGCCGTGGCGATCCGTCTATCTTCTGAAGGATGCAGGAGACGATCAGAAGCCGATCCTCCGAGAATCCGGATACAGAATGTTTCCTGCCGTGGTCGGACGCTGGGGAGCGATCAGCACGGAAACCTACAGTTGTGAATCTCCCGGCATGGTCGTTCTGGGAGATGTCAAACAGCTCCAGCATGAGCAGAAACAAAAAGGGAATGCCATTGATTACATGGTGAATCCGCCTATTGGGCTACCGTCCGAAGCCAAGGATTCAGACATAGACATGGATCCTGGCGGCCAATCCTTCATTAACGGAGCTACTGGCAGGAAGCCCGCTGAGCAGTTGTGGAACGTGGCCATTAACCTCAATGACCTGAGGCAGGACACTTTGGAGGTACAAAACAGAATCCGCGCTGGATTCAATGTGGATATGTTCCTCATGCTCAGTAACCAGTCTGCCCTCAATCAGATGACTGCCACTGCCGTGGCCGAGTTGCACGAAGAGAAGCTGCTGATGCTCGGGCCCGTTCTCTCCAGATTCAATAATGAGGTTTTGCGACCGCTCATTGACCGCACGTTTGACATCCTGAACGAAGAAGGATTGATCCCGCCAGCTCCCGAAGAGATTCAGGGCACGGATTTAAATGTCGAGTACACATCAATCCTGAGCCGTAGCCAGAAGGAGGTGCAGTCACGCACCGACCAACAGGCCATTCAGGAGGCGCTCCAAATTGCTCAGTATCAGCCCGACTTCCTCGACAACTTCGATCTGGACAAGTACGCCCAGATTGTTTCCGACAAGCGCGGTGTTTCGCCTGAAATCCTCCGTTCTTCTGACGAGGTGGCCGCAATCCGCCAGCAGAGAGCACAGCAGCAACAGCAGGCTCAGCAGCAACAGCAAATGGCTCAGAGCGCTGACATGCTATCCAAGCTCGGAAAAGTGCCAGCGGGCCCGGAAACACTGGCTGGCCAAGCTGTCCAGGGCATGCAAGACATGGCGGCCGAGGGAATGCAATAGGGTGTGCGCATCAAAAAATCACAAGGATTGACAATGAGCAAAGTTACAAGAGACCCGTTTGATAACTTCCAGCGAGAAAAGGACGAAGAAAAGAATCTCGAGGCATTCCGAAAGGAAGCTGACTTCCAAGAGGCTCTGATCAATGTCCTGAACACAAGAGACGGAATGACAGTGCTGAAACGAATTTTTGATGACAGCGGTTTCTTCTCCTCGGCATTCGATACGAATGCTTTGAACATGGCTCGCAAGGAAGGGAAACGGGAATTTGCACAACAGGTTTTTAACAACGTTCTCAAGTACGCCCCTGAAAAGATCGGCGAATTGAGACCTAAGGAAACGAAATGAGCGAAGGTACAGCAGCCGAAAATCAGACAAGCGAGGCTACAACCAACGGCACGCCTAATCCTGATTCTCAGGGTCAGCAGGGAGAATCCACGCTGATTGATGAAATCTCCAAGGCAACTCCTCAAGAGGGACAGCAGTCTCAAGAGGAAGGAAAGACCGAAGAGAACGAAGGAGAGAAGAAGGAAGAAAAGGCGGACGAGACTGGCGGAGCTCCGGAGAAGTACGAGGACTTCAAAGCGCCTGAAGGCACGACTTTAGACGCAGAAGTCATCAAGACTTTTTCAGAAGTCGCTAAGTCTCTGAATCTGCCTCAAGCCAAGGCCCAGGAAGTCATTGACAAGCTGGCGCCGAAATTGGCAGAGCGACAGATTGAAGTGCTGAAACAGACCAATGCAACATGGAAAGACAAGTCACTCCATGACGCAGTGATCGGCGGCGACAACTGGAAGAACACGATTTTTTCAGCTCAGCGAGCCCTGAGAGAGTTTCAGACACCCGAAAGAGAGTTCACTGATCCGGACGTTTACGAACTGGCGACCTTTGCCGGTAATCATCCGGGCCTGATCAAAATCCTCAAACATTTTGGCGACAGCATGCGAGAGGACAAGACAGTTAGAGGCACTTCTAACAGAACTCTCACTCCAGACGATATTTACGGTAAATAAAGGAGTTAAAAATGGCAGACGCATTCACTGGAATGACCCCTGTTACGCTTGCTGAATGGCAGGCTCTCGTACCCGAAGGCAACACTCAGATCAACATGATGATTCAGACCATTCGGGATTATCAGCCGTTCTTCGATCGTGCCACTATGGTGCGTGGTAATGACGGCCAGGGCAAGAAGGGCCTTATCGGAGAAAAGTATCCTGAAGGTCAGCTTGTCGGAATCAACGAAGGCTGGAGCGCCTCTAATGCCGCAGGCCGTGCCGTTCGTTATCCGTCCTGCGTGGCTCGTGACCGCTCGGTTATCGCCAAGCTCATGCTTGAAAAAATGCCGGATAAAGAACGCAACGCATACCGCATGCGAACCGATCAGATGTTCATCCGCGGCTTAACCCGAGGCATGGTTAAACGAGTATTCCAGGGCAACCCTGCAACAGACCCGCGTGATTGCATGGGTTTGGCAAATATCGTTCTTCCTGATCGTGATAATGGTGTTTGGAAGGATTCCATCATTGACGGTGGCGGCACTGGTACAAATCTGACATCCATTTATTTCGTCAATTGGGATCCGGAGGAGATGACGTGTTTCTTCCCGCAGTATGGCGGAGCCGCCGGCGTATCCATGGAAGCGATCAAGGAGCCTGTCTATGTTCCTGACAAAAACGGCAAAATGTATCCCGCATACGTCACTGAATTCGGATATGACCTCGGCGTTTTCGCTGGCAATCCTGAAAAGATTGTGCGTATTGCTAACGTTGATCCGACCAAATTCACGACTGACAAGGGCGCAACAGACCTGCTCAAGAAGTTTATTGAGGCACGTCACCGCTTGAAGACCTCCGACTTCTCCAATGTCGGTATTTACTGTACTGATCAGGTGGGCTTGATCTATGACCTCCAGTTGCTTGAAAAGACCAAATACACACTTGAGTACAAGACTTTTGGTCAGCGTGAATCAATGCTCTCCTTTGGCGGTATCCCGATCTATCAGTACGGCACCGACGTTTTGCCGTCCACTGAGTCCAAGATCACAGTTTCTTAATCAAGGGGATAAAAATGATCATTGACCAAAAGATGATGTTTTGTGAAAAGGCAGAGGCCAAAACCGCGATCACGTCTAATGTGCTCGATTTTGTTTCGGATCAGACCTCTCCTTACTTGAACGCTCATGGAATGGTGCTCTGCATTTTGACGCCGACAGCAATTGCTGGTACGTCCATCACATTCAAGCTGCAGGAATCCGCGGACAAGTCTACCTACACGGATGTCATGACCACGAAAGCGCTAACGGCCACAGACCTGAAACAGCCCTTGCTTATTGCTCTGCCGCCGATTCATAAGCGTTATCTGAAGTTGGTTTCCACGCCGACATCAGTTACCGCCGGAACTATCACCGCCTTTATTGGCAATGACGTTCAGCTGGGTTCCCCGCTCCGCACGCAGGGAGTTGAATTCCCCGCCGAAACAGCGGCCAGCGGAAGTTAGTTAATTCTCTAGTTGCACGAGGAGGAGGGAGGCTTAAAAACCTCCCTTTTTTAATATGAATGAAGTGTCAATTTGCAATGCCGCTCTGAGCTACTTAGGGCAAAAGGGTACGATCACACGGATCAAACCACCTGAAGGGAATCCGAACGCCGAGGCTTGTGCTGAATACTATCCTCAGGCGCTCCGTTACTTACTGGAGGCTCACAACTGGGCTTTTGCGATCAGGCGCGTGAGACTGCCTGAATACAAAAAATATGACGCCGACTTGTATCAGTGGGCGCACGGCTACCAAGTTCCCTCAGATTATTTGCGCACAGTTAAGGTCTATGAGAAAAGCTCACAGGTGGACGAGGCCGGAATTGATTTTGAAATCGAAACGCTTTCGGAAACAGGCTCATACATTCTCCTAACCGATTCTTCCTCTCCCATGCTTCGATACGTGGCCAGCGTCCAGAACGTGTCAATCATGCCGCAGTATTTCATTCAGGCCCTTGTTCTCCAGCTTGCTAGTTATCTGGCAGGTCCACTGATGAAAACTTCTATGGCGCAGCAGATGATCCAAATGGCCGCTCAAGCACTGGAGACTGCGAAGTTTCAGGATTCTCGAAACTCTATCAGGGTCAAGCACGAATATTTGGCGCCCCACCTGGCTGCACGGAGTATTTAAATGTCATTGAAAATCTATAAGCAGAGTATCGGAGGAGGTGAGATTTCTCCTTCGATGTACTCCAGGATCACGGATCCTTCATATTCTGCAGGGCTGGCCAAGTGCCGCAATATGATTGTTGAACCTCAAGGCCCTGTAGTGAGGAGGCCCGGTTTCTCAATAGTGCGGGAAACGAAGTATCCCGACAGGAAATGCCGCCTGATCCCGTTCACGTTCTCAGCAACCCAAACGATGATCTTAGAGTTTGGGCATCATTACGTCCGATTTCATACCAACGGCTCAACACTGATGAACGGCAATGTCCCGTATGAAGTTGCCACGGATTATGACGAATCCGAACTCTTTGATATTGACTATGCTCAGTCGGTGGACATCATCACGTTGGTGCACTGCTCCCATCCGCCACGGGAATTGAGGCGTTATGGCGCGCTGGACTGGCGACTTGTGGACATCACTTTCAATACGTCCCTTACACCTCCCACTGGAGTAACGGCTACACAGCACATTCTGGGCTCAGCGACATACAAAGACGGGTATGTCCGGAAGTACGTTGTGACCTCGTGCAATGTGGACAACACGGAGGAATCCAAAGCAAGTGCAGCGGCCTCGGTTATTTGTAACCCGTACGGTGATGGCGCTTATAACACCATCACATGGAACACTGTTGCAGGTGCTGATCATTACCGCGTGTACCGTGATAAGGGCGGTATCTATGGCTACATAGGCGAGACCCGCACCAACTCCATTGATGATGACAATATCGCGCCTGACAGCTCGATTACACCGCCTATTTACGACGATGTATTCCTCACCAGTGGAGGTATCAGTGCTGCCACCGTGGTGGCTCAGGGAACGGGCTACACGGGACCGAACGGAGAACTTTTAAGTGTTTCTCTGCTTGAGAGTGAAACTTGGGTGCTGAAAGGTGAAGGTTATGACTATGGCGGAAAATTCAAAGATGCTCCGATGTTAGGCGCCTACTATGACAGCAAATGGAATTTAATGAGCTCAGGCGACAAGTACGGCTATCCCGTGGGCTGGATTCCGTCGAATTTCATGGATTACTTCACCTTCTCCATTACTGTTCACGATGCTGAAGGCTCCGGAGTTGGAGCCGTGGTAAGTCCTGTTAAGGCGAGTATGGCCGACTGGTTCGATATTACGCCGCCTGACTATTACAAACCGAATCCTCGTGTTATCGGTATTAGACCGTTAAAAGGCCTAACGATTATTCAGGCCGGAAGCGGATATAAACGTCCCGTTATTACGATCAGCATTACAGGCTGGCCGACATGGAGTGACGCTTATGACAAGATCACGGGTGTGTTTGAGTTTTATCGCTACTCAGGCTCATTCCAGGCCTCGGCAACGTCCGCAGGATTCATGCAGTCTTCGATTAACGTCACGGACGCAACGGGAAGCGGGGCTGTTCTGGAGCCTGTATTTAGTCAGGGCAAACTTACTAACGTCCTAATCAAGAACGCAGGAGCGGGCTATTCCAACCCGACAGCGACACTTATTTCAAACTATGGCTCAGGCGCTCAAATCTCTCTGACTGTAGCCAACGCTGGAGACTATCCAGGATGTGTGAGCTACTTCGAGCAGAGAAGGTGGTTCGCTGGCAGCCGCATGAGACCGCAATATATTTGGGCCACTAAGACGGGTACAGAAACGGATATGGGCTACTCCCTCCCGTCCCAGAGCACGGACCGAATCAAGGTGAGGGTAGCGAGCCAGGACAGCAACAGAATCCGCCATATCGTGCCACTTTCTCAACTGCTGATGCTGACAGCGAGTGGGGAATGGAGAGTGAGCCCCGTGAACTCTGACGCAATCACGCCTGAATCTATGAGCGTAAGACCGCAGTCTTATGTCGGATCAAGCCAGACAAAACCGGTCCTTATTAACAATACGATGATCTTTGCCTCAGCCCGAGGCGGCCACCTGAGAGAACTCGGTTACAGCTACCAAGCAGGCGGTTACATAACCTCGGATGTGTGCCTCAGGGCCGCGCACCTCTTCGATCATCACGAAGTTGTTGATATTGCATACGCCAAGGCGCCTTATTCCATTTTTTGGTGTGTGAACGACATAGGCAAACTAATCTCCTTTACCTATGTTCCAGAACAGCAGGTGGGCGCATTCGCTCAGCACGAGACCCAGGGAGACTTTGAATCCTGCGCGGTGGTGCCAGAATCCAATGAAGATATTCTTTATGTCGTGACCAAGCGCAAGATCGGAGAGAACACCGTAAGGTTTGTTGAGCGCATGAACGAGTACATCATTGACAAGGATGAAGATTATCTCTTCATGGATTGTGCGGGCACTTACTCAGGCCCGGCCAAGACCGAAATCTCTGGCATTAGCTGGCTGAATGGGATGAAGGTTTCCATCCTGGCCGACGGCTATTGTGTGCCGGATCAAGTAGTGCAGAACGGCAAAATCACGCTAAGAAGAGCGGCCTCCAAGGTGCATGTAGGGTTGCCTTACAACTCAGACATTCAAACGTTACCGCTTGCATTACAGCTCCAGGACTTGTCTTTTGGCAGTAATCACAGGAAGAACATCAGCGGGGTGGCCGTGAGGATGATTGATTCAGCGAGCATCTTGGCTGGCTCGAGTTTCGACGACCTCTATCAGCAGCCGACACGCGGACGGGAAACACCCGGTACACCGCCGAAGAAGAGAAACGGAGAGTTTGAAGTAGATATCGCCGCTTCATGGACGGATGACGGTCAAGTGTGTATTCGTCAGAGCGCCCCGCTCCCGCTGAAAATCTCCAGTATTACCGTGACCTGCGACGTGGTGTAGTGCGCATCACGCTCTTGGAATCCTCCAATATCTATGCTGAGTTGGAGGATTTTTTATGGCCGGATCTAGTTTCTCTTTTGGCACCTTGGGCCTTATTTCTACAGGTGTTTCCACACTGTTTAACGCCTTCGGTGCGAAGAGCATCACGAAGTACAACAATGCTATTGCACAGGCTCAGGCAGACATAGCCAAGATCAACGCGGACACAATGAATCTGCATTATCAGCAGAGATTGTTCGCGGCTGAGGGTGAGTATCAGCGAGAGACAATGCAAGCCGCTCAAATGAAGGCGCGGCAGAAAGTCTCATTAGCCGCTAATGGCTTGGCAATCGGGGTCGGATCAGCTGCGGAACAATTGACCAGCACGGACATTGTGAAGAAGGTCAATCTCGACAGGCTTGAATCTAACGCCAAATCCGAGGCGTGGGGATACCGTGCTAAAGAAACGGACTACAGGAATCAGGCGCTCATGAGCCTGGCTAAGAAACAGAGCGCAAGCCGAGCATTCACGGATTCTCTTTTAATCGGTGCTGGGAACATGGGCATGGCTTTTGCCTATGGAAAATTGATGGATATGGTCAAAGCCTCAGAATCCGCCGAAAAGCCTAAGGCCGAGGAGCCGATTCACATTGATGCAATCTCTGGGGCCGACCCTGGAATCAAAGTTGACGCCATATCAGGTGCCCAGCCAGGCGTAACGAGGATTGATGCTATTTCAGGTGCACAACCGAACCTGCTGCTAGGCCAGACAGTCAAAACCACACAGCTTTATCCGACAACTAAAAACATCTTCTCTCTGAACTACAGAGGATAAAAAAAATGCCTATCGTCCCTAAGTATGAAAATAATGTGCCTGGAGTAGTCGAAAGCGGAGGTTTCGGCGCTCCCGTTGATAACGTCCGCCCCTCCTTTGATTACGAAAACGTCATGAATCGAGCGCTCCAGCCCTGGAGCCAGCTTGCAGACAGCACGATCAAAATTGAGGCGTATCACCATGACACTGTTGTGAAGGCCCAGGCTGATGAACAGTTGGACGCTTACAACAAAGAGGTGCAGAACACTTTGTATGACCCTGAGAAGGGCTATTTTGCACAGCGCGGCAAGAACGCCGTGACAGGCTGGGATCAGGCGCAAACCGACCTTCAGTCTATTTACGACAAGCACCTAAGCCAGATTGATGATCCTGATGTGAAGGAGGCCTTTAAGTCGAATGCCCTACAGCGCCTCAATTCCGTCCGACAGAAGACAGTCGTCTATCGCAATGAACAGAATATTAGGTGGCGCGCTCAGACCTCTAAAGACCATGCAGACAACCTTGTGGAGGAGTTTGCTTTAGGCGGTTTTACTCCAGACGGTCAGAGAACAATGGCCAGCCTGATGAACGAGATCGACTACCAAGGCAGGATGGAAGGATGGGACGAGGAAACACTGAAACGTCAGAAGAACGCCTATAAGTCTCTGGCTTATGCAGGTGCCTACAGCAATGCTTCTATGGCCGATCCTCTTGGCGCATTTAGGCATTTTCAAGTTGACGGATCAAAGCAGATGTCTGCTGATGTCGGACGCAGAACTTACCAGATGTTATTCCAGCGTTCTGCCCTGCAGCTTGTGCAGATTATGCGAAGACTTAATGGACCAACCGCCGTAGCCCTCACTTCAGGAGCTACTGCGAGGGTATTCGGCAATACGGATCCTAACGTGTTGCGCCAATCAGCGGCTCAGGCGGGCATAGGAACTCCGCCGAAAGTCTCGGACAAGGTTCTCAATACGTCCGGTTACAAGGGCTGTAATCCGTTAAATGTGAAAGTATTCGGCAACAAATGGAAGGGGCTCATTGGGCAGGATGAAAGAGGTCATGCAATCTTTGCTCGTCCTGAAGATGGTATTCGCGCTGGCGTGAAGGTCATTCAGACTTATGCCCATAAGTATGGCCTCAATACTATTGAAAGCATTTTGTCTCGGTTTGCCGCAGCAGATTCTTTGACAATGGGTGCATACGTTGACAACGTAAGCCACGCCACGGGTTATAAATCCAATGAACGATTGAATCTGAAAGATCCCGAGGTCTTAAAGAAAGTCGTCACCGCGATGATGAAACAAGAGATCGGGGATGTACCTTACTCCGAGCGCACGATTATCGCGGGTATCCAGGGTGCTCTGGGAAAAGAGGACATTAACGACTTCTCCGACTTCTACAACACGAAACTTGCTGACGAAGAAGAAGCTCAGTATCAAGCCTGGGCTAAGAAGATCGGCCATGAGCGTGATGTTTACGACTATGACCTTAGAGGAGCCTGGAAAGCAGGAGCAGCTCAGGCTGAGAACGGCCACTTCCCAGACACATTCAAGAAGCCGAACCACCACACATTCTCCGAGGAAAGCCAATATGCCGACGGGAAGAGAAATATTGGCGGACGCTGGGTAGTCGAGAACGGCCAAAACATCTTTATTGGTCCGAACGGTGAGCGCCGCGATGATAACGGCAAACTCTTGAGCGAAGGTACAGATCAGGCGCCAAGACTGACGGCAGCAGACCTTGCTTTTAACCCGAAGGTGAAAACAGGGATTGAAGTCTTTGACGCCCTGAACGATCCGGAAAAAATCTGGATTATGCAGCACGCCAAACAAGCTATGGGTCAAGACCTCAAACAACAGAGAATCGAGCTGAAAAAGAATGTGGACAACGCTCTTTCTCTTGCGCTGACCCAAGGAGACATCAGCACCCTTCCGGATATTTCTGACTTCATTGGTGTTTATGGCCAGGATGACGGAGTACGCATGCATCAGGAAGCTGCAAAGCAGGCTCAGCTAAATTCGTACATGTATCAAATGCCTGGCATGTCCCTAGCTGAGATTACTTCCATCAGCAAGTCGCTAATGCCTCAGAAGGATGATCCGGAGTACGCGAACAGAATAGAGCAGAAGGCAACATGGGATAAAGCGGCTCAGACAGTCCTTAAAAAGCGAGACAGTGATCCGATGTCTTTTGCAATCAATCATGTCCCGGCCCATGGATTGACGACCATAGAAGACTTTAATCAGCCATTGGCCAAGACGCTAAATGAGGTTTCTAATCGTGTATCTCAGTTTGAATCTATCGGTCAAAGTTTCGCTATTGCTCCGCAGTCTATGAAGTTGTTCACAAATGAGGAGGCTGCGAGATTAAATGACACGTTGGAAAAGATGAATGCGGATCAGGCCGCTCCGATTGTCTCGGCAATTTCTGGACTTGTCGAGGAACAGGGAGGAGCAGCGGCCTCAAGAACTCTGATTAACCAATTCACCAAAGACGGACGGCCAACAAAACTGAGCTCGGCCCTGGCCCTAGCCACGAGCGCTAATGCAGTCAATAAAGGCTATGTGAAAGAGTACTTGGCAGGGAACGCCTTCTTGACCAATAAAGAGGCTGATCCAGATACGAGCAAGTCAGCAGTTAATGAAGAGATTGGCAAAGAGATTAGAGGCTTGTTTGGCCAGCCTGAAGCAGGCCGCCAGGCCGTTGAATTGATCCGAGGTATTTACGCCAACAGACAAACAATGGACAGCGATAGGAAATCCATTGAAGAAATTGTTGAGGACGTTTACGGAAGAAACGAGGAATTTAACGGAGCTAGGGTCTTCATGCCTCGAAATACGAATGCGTCCATGAGAAGTCTTGTGGCCGTCTTCTCAAGACAAAACGCAAACGACAAAACCAGTGTGCAGTTTAGAGGCGGGAAGACCACTCTTGGAGAACTCACGGAAATCTTGCCGAAGGCCCAGCTTGAATGCGTGGACGATGGGAAGTATCTCATTAGAGACGGTACAGATTATGTCCGTTATTCCGCCAATCAAGCACCTGTCGTTTTGGACTTTGGCAAAGCCATTGACGCCGCCAACAAGGATCTTGACGTGATTCTGGACGCGGCCCTTAAGACCTCGAATTTAGAGAATGATCAAGATTACGATTACGAGTGAGAATCATGTCGAGCCTTTACAGTTTTAACAATATTGGATACGGCACATCCCGATACCAGCTCGGCCTGGACGGAACTCAGATCTCCGAGCAGAAGAAAGAAGCAGGATTTTTTAGCGGTATGGGAGAGGCCGCCTTGGACATTCTCCCAGCCGCAGGAAACTCAACCTTAGCTGCTGGCCTGGATCTTTTGGGCTCGTTCATGCGCAGTGAACCGAACGAAGATGAAAGCGGGTTCACTCTTGAAGACGCGCTCACCAGCGATGACATCATGAAGGCACAGGACCTTAAAGAGCAGGCCGCGCAGAAGTTTGAAACGAAAGCAAAAGAGCGCAGAAGTGTGGTTAGGGAGGACTACACGCCCAAACCCGAAACAACGGGAATGGCGGGTCAAATCCTTTACGGGTTTGGTGTAATGGGTTTGAAGCAACTCGGATATTCAGTTATTTCTGGCTTTAACCCGATTGGCGGCGCAATCCTTACTGGTGTTGATTATAGTGTCAACGAAGCAGGGAATCTCAGAGATAAAGGCGTAAAGCCAGAAGTTGCGACTAAGGCCGGTATCACCTCAGGTGTGATGACAGCTGGAGGATTATTACTGCCTGGCGCGGCTCCTGCTGGAAAGTTCAATCCCTCCCGATTGACATCTGCTGCATGGGGCGCAGGTGCTAATGCTGTAATGGATTCTGGAGAAAAAGGAATCATTAATTACATTCTGCAGAATGCCAATTATTCGGACATTGCCAAAGAATACGATCCTTTTGATGTCGCTGGATTGACTGCCTCAGCGGGTATCGGCGGCATTATGGGCTTGATCCTTTTCAATAAAAACAGAACGATTAAATTTAAGCCCACTAAAAAGGCAGAGGAAAAGAAGGGGCCTATCGAGCTGAATACGGAAACGCTCGAATCTTTACAGAACCGTGACAGAAGCACCAATGCCTCAGTACGGCAGATGAAGGCCATATCCGCAAACCCGCGCTACTCACTTCTAAGAACTTCTCCTTTATTGGCAGAAGGTGCACCTGTCATCACATACGCTGGAGATATTCCTGCAATTAGGCGTGGTCACACGGACACAGCCGCCTCAGGGGACAAATCCTATGATGTTTATTACGCAGTCGTTGAGGCAGATTCTGTTTTAGTTTCCAACGATATTACAGGACATAAGAACCCAGCCTATACAGACCCTAATATTCAAGGGCCTAGAGCTATCGCAGGGAATGGCCGTATTGCCGGATTGCAAGATGCTTACGCTCAGGGGACTGCCGACAAATACAAAGCTGACCTAGCAGCAGACCAAAGAAGAACAGGTATCTATGGCGATGAAATCGCACGCATGGAGAAGCCTATTCTTGTTCGAGTTCTTGATCCTAAAGATGTGACGAAGGACTTAGCGGATAAGACCAACACAAGCGGTGTATCCAGAATGTCCTTGAGGGAGCGTGCGAAGAACGACGCAGAGAGAATCGACCTTGAAAAGCTGGAGTTCGATGAAGACGGCCGCATCACAGATCAGACGGTTGTCAATTTCATCAAAATGCTCCCAGCGGAAGAGCAGGCTGAGCTCATTGACAGTAAGTCAGGAAAAGCGAATAAGACGGCTAGGGATAGAGCTGAAGCAGCTATCTTTGCCAAAGCCTATAAGAACGACACGCTTATTAACCTGGTCACCGAGGTGGATAAGCCTGAGGCACGTTTAGTTTTAAAGACGCTCATGGAATTGGCGCCGAAAGTGGCGCAGTTGGAAGGCAATAAGCTGGATATCACTCCTTCTATTATCCGAGCCGCTTCAAAGATTTTGGAAGGCTACAAGAAAGGATTCAAACTCAAGGACATTGCCGCACAGAAAGAGTTTGATGAAGATCCCTATGCTGATGCAATCGTTGAACTTTTCGCAAAAGATTCTCGGACAAATCGGCATGTAGTGGACGTGTTGGGAGAACACCTCGATAGTCTGCGGGAATCTGGAAACGCGGATCAGGGCTCTTTTGACCTTCTTGGTGGTCCACTAACTAGGGAGGATGCTCTTAAAGATTTACAAGGCCGCATTGCCAACCGCTATCCAACTCCAAATGAAGCAGTAGTTGACGCCGCCCGCACCAAACAAGTTGCCGACACTATCAACAAGGATCAGCTCGTTAGCGAAAAAGCTGGCGACATGAACCAATCCATTGAAAACGAATACCGTGCTCAGGCTCAGATAGATGATGGTGAGCGCGTATCCGTAAATGAAAACGCAGTGGATCAGGCCAGAGTAGAACAAGAAAAGGCAAGAATTATTGAGGCGATGCACAAGGTCCAGAAGGAGGCGGAAGGCGATCCTTTAGAAATCCTGGCAAAGATCGAGCCCGAAGATGTTCAGGGGATGACGATTAGGAGAGGATGGTTTGCAAGAACCAATAAAAAAGAGGCTCAAGCGGCGGAAATGAGCACACCATTCGGATTGGTGAAGGTTTGGCTTAAACATGATAAGGGTGAAGAAAAACCTGAACTCAGAGTGACAGATGATGACTTGCGCCAAATTCCTCGAATCGTGAGAGGTTACGAGCCCATCCCGAGAAGCCATGAGAAGGAAACCTCCAGAACCTGGAGAGTTATGCACAACGGAAGAGAATTGGTGCTGGTGGATAAACCGATGGAAGGCGACCCAACGGGGAAAACCCTTTTGTCCTTTTTTGTACAGGATCCCGCTAAAAGAGAAACGGGGCGCGCCAAAGGCGCTCCCCTCTCCCGTCTTCGGAATCCCGCACCTGAGGTTGAAGGCCCAAGTACGGATACAAATGCGCGCCTTTCAATATTTAGCTCTCGACCGTCTGGTCCATCAAATGATGGAGTAATCACTACGCACGGTCCGAAGACTGACACTAGTGTCAAAACCAATTTAACAGATGGAATTGAGCAAAGTCAAGAGGTTAGGGACGCAACCCAGGGAACAAATGATGCAGTGCAGACACAGCAAAATGTCGTGAATCAAGTTGTGAACGCTCTGCCAGAGGAAGTAAGGGAACCGATCAAACGGGTCGTGGCCGATCTAACTGGAGAAAGGATTGAGCCCACGCTTAATCCTCAGCCAGAAGTCGGACGTGAATTCAGTTTGGAGGCTCAGTATGAGACCGCACTTCGAGACCATCCTGACATGAAAATCACGATTGAGGATGAAAACGGTGGAACTCGTGAAATGTCCGCCGCTGACCTTTTGGATGAAGCTGACAGGGAAGCCAAACAAATCGAAAACGACGGTAAAGCACAAGGCGAAGCAATGATGTGTGTTGTTAAAAACAAGGGGATAAATTAATCATGGCAAGAACAATGGACCCGATGAAACCAGAATGTAGAGCAACGATTAGTCGCATCCTTGGAAGAGAGTTTGGCGAGGAGGAATCCAAACGTTGGCTGGCTGATATGCGCCGTGAGTTTCGATATGTCGCAGGAACAAAAGAAGCTCAGGCCGCTGGCTGGACACGTGACCAAATAGCGCAAAAGGCTGCTGAGAGACTTGCTCAAAACTATTTACACAAGGCGGCAAAAAGACGCATGAGAGCGCAACAACAAATTGTTGCTCAGGCCGCTTTGGAGAATGACAGAGAGAAGTATGTCAGGAATGGAGAGAAGGCCTTTAAGTCTGTAGGCCGAGTATTGGAGGATGTGAATAGGTACATGATTGGCCTCCAGGAGCAGTACCAGGGCCAAATCGTTGAAGCTATCAGCTCCATACAGAGTAAATGGTTGGGGCTTATGGAGGATAGAAAAACCGCGCTTGATTTTGTTAAAGAGCTTTTTGGAGAAGATTCTGGGAGCGAGGCGGCGAAGGCGGCTGTCAAAGTGTGGAGAGAAAAAACAAACGGTTTCAGAGAACGCTTTAACAACGCTGGAGGTGATACTGGTGACCTCGGAGATGAATGGCACCTTCCCCAATCCCATGACATGTACAAACTAATAAATGCCGATGACCTCCTGAAAGGAAAATACGATGGGAAATACAAGGGAGACAGCAAAGCCGCATGGGTGGATTTTTTATTTGATCGGATAGACAAATCAAGATACGTTGACGAAGAGGGAATCCAATTAAATGATGCGGAGATAAAAGATGTGCTTGGCTCCATGTTTGACAACATAACAAAAGGAAAGACCTCTACAGGCGGATCACGTGTGGCCGGTAGCAAGAGCGGATGCTTTGCGGATAGAAACTCCCAGCACCGTGCAATCTTTTTTAAAGACGCTGAATCATTCTTCCAATACCACAAAATGTTTGCGAGAAACCCATCCATTGTGGGAACGATGATGGATCATGTCAGATCAATGGCGAGCGACACAGCCCTTCTTGAACAAATGGGACCCTCTCCTAACTCCGCTTTTTATACCTTATACAACGAGGCAAAAGCGGAAGCATCAGAGCACCTGGCACAAACAAAGAGCACGTGGGGATACAAAGATGTATACGGTCCTGGTTTTGTCTCTGTCAAAGACATGTGGGCCAATTTGAACGGAGAGACTTCTACCGTCATGCCAACCCACAAGAATATTGCAGAGGTATCGCAAACTTTGAGAAATATGCAGGTGTGGGGAAAACTTGGCCAGGCATTTATCTCATCATTAACCGACATTCCAACTTATTTTCATGCGACGGGCTACACCAAATTACCGTGGGGGACGGCCTTTAGAAATATTCTCACGACATGGGGAAAATCGGATAGAGAGTTTGCAACCAGAGCGGGCATTATCGGTGACACCTTGGCAAACAATTTGTGCCGTTGGACATCCGAAAGCCTCGGTTATCGCTGGTCAGGAAAACTTGCCAATGCCACCATGTACATGTCACTGCTTACACAGTGGACAGACGGAATTAGACGAGCTTATGCGATGAATATGATGGGCGCTATCGGGAAGATGACGCGCAATAGCGACTGGGGAAAATTGGACGCATGGGACAGATTTATTCTTGAAAAGTATGGAGTGACTGAAAAGGACTACAAACTTTTTCAACTGGCTAAAACCGACCAATACCGCGGTTGTGAAATGCTCACACGTGGGGCCATTGAAGAAATCTCTGATGCAGATCTGGCAAAAACCGGAGCCACGAGGAATGATGCTGAAATCGCGGCAGGTAAACTCATGTCAGTGCTCACCAATGAAGCTCAAATTGCCTCATTACAACCGGACTTAGCGACAAGAACTGCAACGAATCGAGGCCATCAGAGAGGATCCCCTACAGGTGAAATTATCAAATCCTTCATGATGTTTAAGTCTTTTCCTCTGGGAATGGTCAGCGCACATATTGACAGACTTAGGGACAAAGGACGCTTTATCCGAGAGCAGGGAGGAACGAAGCGCCAGGTTATGACGGCTCAAACCGAATACTTAGCAGCGCTGATAATTGGTACTACCCTCATGGGTTACTGCGTGAATCAGATTAAGACCCTTATTGCTGGTAAGGACTTAGAAGATCCCGCGGCCATTGATACCTGGATTTCTGCATTTACGGTAGGCGGCGGTGCAGGCATTATCGGTGACTTGTTGGTTAATGCCACGGATGATTCAAAGTATGGCCATTCTGCTTACATCAACTTCATGGGGCCTGTAATTGGGACAATTCTTTCTGCCAGTGAGGCTTGGGATGCAACCAAAATCGGTGGAGATGGGGGAGCAAAAGCCTGGCGATTAGCAAAGAGCAATTTGCCCTTCATTAATATTTGGTACGTTAAGGCCGTTCTGGATCATACGGTGCTTAATCAACTGAGCGAGTTTTTAAGCCCTGGCTACAGAAAACGTATGGAGAAGAACACGCGCAAGAGAACGGGTCAAGGATTCTGGAGAAACGAAAGAGGAATCCGCCGCGCTCCTCGTGTGGCCAAACATCCTGATCCCTGGCCGCATCCTTTCGGTTTGTTCAAGTAACTTTTTGGTGTGCGCATCAACAATCTGGCTGACATGAGAATACTTCTAAACAATGAGGTGTTTTCATGCTGCCAGATGTTCCTAGAAGGGTGGGCCCTGTAACAGGCTTGGGTATCTCCCGAGTTGATTTTGACTTCAAGATTTTTGCGTCCTCCAATGTGCTCGTAATCCGCACGAGTAAGACGGGCGTGGACAAAACGCTCAAGGAAGGTGAGGACTACACTGTAACCTGGGATGAAGACCAAACCGCGAATATCGGCGGGTATATAACGCTTGACGAGTTTCTAACGGACGGTGAATCAATCACGATTCTTTCGGACGTGGCTTACACTCAGGAGCTTGATTTACACGCGGAAGGCGACTTCAATCCGAATGACATCAACGTAAATTTTGACCGCACCGAAGCACAGATTCAGCAGTTAAAAGAGAAGCTCTCCCGCGCCGCAGTTGCTCCCGCCTCCTCAGGCATGGAAGGTGAAGAGTACGGCGAAATACTCTTAGAAAACTCTACTAAGTCTGGAGAATATGCCAATGAAGCAAAGGCCGCTTTAGAAGAAGCAAAGCAGCAGGTTGCAGACGTTAACGAAACAGCCGATGAAGTAAATGCTGTATTTGAAGCGGTCAAAGGCGTAAAACAAGAAACCATCACGGACATCCAAGAATTTGTTTCCGAGGCCGCGTTTTCCTTTAGATACTCTGAAAATGCCACAGCATCAAGTACTCTAGCAAGCACGAGCATCACGCCAAGCACAAATGTAAAGGCTGGTGACTTGATAATGAACAAATCTGGTGATGTATTCCGAATTGACAGCATAGCTACAGACGGGACGTGCACACTATCAGAAAAACTGACGTCACTGAAAGGAGCCGCAGGCGACTTAACAAATCTCCCACAGTCTGATACTACCTTGACGACCGAAGGCGGTTATGCAGACGCAAAAACTACGGGAGAAAAACTTGCAGACAAACTTGATTTTAAGTCTGCGCAGGTCCTTGAGCCTACTGAAAAAGAGACCGCTGCAACGAACCTGGGATTTTGGGCAACGGCTATTTCTACTGTTTTTGCCACGTACGATTTATTCAAAGCCAAGATTATTGAAATAGTAGACGCGTATCTATCTGGAATCCTCAAAGAGTTGTGTTTGGAAAACGGCGCCACTCAAGCCGAAATCGACGCCCTCGAAGAAGAATCTAATTCATAAGGAGTAAACACAATGGCATATATCGGAGAAACTATCGAGCTGATGTGCTCGGATGACTATAAAGATCGGATGTTGGCTGAATACCAACAGCTCGTAATCCGGAAGGATGCGCTAGAAAACCTGCTGATCAAATGGGAAAAGGGAGAACTCAATTTCACTCCCAAATGTCCGAAGGAAATGCTTGTAAAGCAGTTTGAACTCATGGAAGAGTATGCGGAGGTTCTGCGGCAAAGAGGCGCTATTGAAGGTGTAGATCTGTATTTAGGGGAATGAGCATGACAACTCTTGCAGAGATTAAGCAGCAGTACCTAACCAAGGCGCTGTCCCGTCCTGTCAAGGCTTACGGCGTGAAGATGGGCAACGGCAGAATCACGTCCTTGTCGGACGTTCAAGGGTTCCATGTCGAGCCTTGCTCAATCGAGCTTATCGCACTGGTGGATAAGAAGTACCTGAAGGGGAACACGATTCAAGAGGAAATCCCGATTGAACCGCTCAACCGCCCTGAGAGTTTCCAATATGGATATGACCTCTATACCTTCACAACGCCTGACCTGAAAGCTGACAACCTGAAGGTAGAAGTGTTGGAAAAACCGTTAATCGGCAAAGCCAAAGTCAAGTTCAAAGCGGGTCAGCAGTTTGCTGTCAAATCTCAGTTGATTACGGACGAGCTGTATCAGAGCGCTGACGGCAAATACTACATACAGGCTGACCTTCCGGAAAACTCCGACGCATTCTGCAAAGAGCGCTACAGCAACGAGATTAAAGCCGAGCGTAACGCTCGTATCTCGGACACAGACGATTACGTGAAACTCCCTGATATCACCGTGGCTAGGACGGCAAGAGCCAAGCGTTCGGCCCTTGAGGACGCCGACAGAATCTCTCTAGAGACGTACCGACAGGCGCTCAGAAACCTGCCAGAAGTCGAAGGTTTCCCGTTCGTGGCCTGGCCCGTATTTCCGACAGCTCTTGCATACGAGCTACAGCAGAAAGTTGACGCTAGACAAAACATGAGAGGAGGATTCAATGCTTAAACAGTTGATTCAGTTGCTTGTAAATCAGCTCGTTCCTAAACGGGCTGTAAACGGGGGGGGGTAGTATCTATGGTAAGAGACCAACTGAGCTAGGCATATCTGACTGTTTGACGGGTTCGGTGGTTGTCAAAACATCGACGGCAACAGGGTACTTTGAATACGTCACTCCAGCAGATGGGATAGCCTGGTGTTATGGCACTCAGGCCAATTTTGTGGGAATACGGGCAGAAGGAATTTCTGACTGGCCGACCTTAGTGAGGTATCCCGACAATGGGTACAACATCTCAGCCTATCAATACTTTAAGAAGGGACAGAAGATTCAATACCACTATGGGCTAACAGAGGGAACCATCTACTGTTACTTCTGTCCAATTTAACAACGCCGAGCATTTAGGCTCGGCAAGGAGCTTAAATGCTAAAACAACTTATTCAACGATTGCTGGATAGTCGAACGACACCGGAGGAGGCGGCACACAGTGCAATGCCTTCCGACAAATACAGTCGATTAGTTGACAATGGAACAATCGGCTCAGAGTGGACAGACCAAGCCTTTTCTGGAATAGCTGCATACGATGGATATTTGTTTTTCACGGGTACTAGTACAAGTGCAGTGCCAATTATTGGAATAGCTACAGCAGGATACGCGAGCAATCTAACTTTCCCGTGGGAGGGCGCCCGTCTAGCAACGACTATTCCTATTGCAAAAGGGCAAACCTGGACTGTTCAAGGTAGTAGCATGAAGGATGTCATTATTTATCTAAGTAAGACCGTTTCACTCGGGGGGGGGTATAATCGCCTTGTTTGGAGGGCTCTGTCATGCTTAAGGCCCTCGTTCAATTATTTGCCGAAAGTTTTCTTAAGAGCAAAAAGTCATGGGTTTCAGAACAATCCGCTCCTATCATCCATCAAGGCATTAACATCTCTTGCACAAGCACCACGGATTTCTTTAGTTACATCGCTCCGTGCAACGGCTGGGCAACTTCTCGATGCAACTCAAATACAGTCTCAGCTCTTGAAATCCAAGTCGAGAACGGGCAGATGGCACTTGCTTCCATTCTTAACGGAAACACTGCGGGAGCTGGGATCTGTTGTTACGTTAAAAAAGGGACACAGATTAAGTTCTTGTGCCGTGGCGGAAGTACAACCGATTATTCTCTTTGGTTCTACAAAGCAAGTTCAGACTTTTAATCCTTTGACAGGAGGCGCATTATGCTGAAAAACGTATTGAGCCTCCTGCTTTCAAGGTTCTACAGCAAGCAGGAGAATGAGGCGGTGGCACAACAGGCAATGCCCTCTCGGTCGATAGTAGCCTTAGTTCCAACAAAAACTAGTATTGATTTATGGGGTGTGGTGTTTGAAGGCACTGCTCCAACCAACGGTTACGCATCTATCTCATTTACTGCGTCTTCTGATTTTTGTATTGCTTCCGCGCAAAGTTACGAGGCTCAAACTTTTTCCTCTCCTAAGGCTGCAGGAGATATTTTACGGGCTATGTGCCCAGTAGCCAAAGGGCGAAAGTTTATTCTTTGCGCTAGAAATGCCAAAAATATAACTTGTGAATTTATTGAAACTATCGGGGGGGGGTAAAAATGCTTTTCTGCAAGGAGGTAGCCTGTGCTTAAACAGCTTATCCAGTTCTTTGCGGAGAAGTTCCTTACTAGCAAAAAGGAATGGGTCGGAAGTCAAGGTCTTTTCTCAAACCCAAATCCCGGAACAACGTTCTTTGTTAACCACGCTCAGGCTCAGCTTTATACGCCTCCAAGTGATGGATGGATTACATTCGGCGGAAACCGGCCATCGGTCAATGTCGGCATTACCGGAAAGCTGGGAACGTGTTGCGTTAACTCTCAAGGTTATCTCAGAATTACAACTCCGGTTCGGAAGGGGAATACCGTTAGTCTCTATTGCGAGACAGACGATCAGCAACCGCTTGAGGCAAAATTCGTTCCTAGCGAAGGGGCAACGTAGCACTTCACTTGTAGGAGGTGCATCATGCTGAAGTCGCTCCTCCAGTTATTACTGAATACCCGAACAACAAAAACCGAAGCCGCGCATTTTGCCCAACCTGCCTGGGGAGCCTCTCCAATAGTGATGACAGGAACCGACGTTAATGACGATTGGGGCTCTATCTATCAGGGCGTAATGCCTAACGACGGCGTTCTTGTTGTCTCATTTACCGGAACGAATGAATCCAGCTATGCGGCTGGCCCCGGGGCTCAGTCGCTAGTTCCGTGGGCTAATGGCGGCGGCAAGTTTAGTATGCCCGTTACAAAGGGTAGTTATGTCAGCCTTGGCGGAAACCATGTTAAGGATGTCGAACTACGGCTTTATCCGCTAGCTGCTTCCACCTAACCGCTCCGCCCCTCACTCGAGGGGCTTTTCGTCAGGTGTGCGCATTGAACTCTGGAGCGCTCCTACCATGTCTAAAAAGGAATAGACATGGAAACAGATTTCAGCCTCAGTGAGTTTGCCAGCACGGTAAACCTAATAGTGTTCACGCTAATTCTTATATGCGCGGCATCGGGCTCTGCTATGCCGTACGTGCGAGCGGAACGAGACTGGAATTTTCCGCGCTGGTTTGTTGAATTCATATCCTCATGTGCTGCCGGCTTCATTGTCTATCTGATCCTTCGCACCTCGAAACTCAGTTGGGAGTGGATCGGGGCCTGCAGCGGAGTGTCTTCTTACTTCGGCCTGAAGATCATGAACACTCTTTACGGTGTCGTCACAGGCAAATTAAAACTTACCGTACACAATGGAGCGAACCATGGCAATTAGTATGCGCTCGTTTATAGCCGGACTTATAAAGCTGGTTTTGTTCTTTGCTTTTTATATGGCAGGGTGGCTCACAAACTCTCAGCTTAACCAGTACACGATCGTGTCGCAGCAAGACCGGATCAACAGCCTGGAGAACGAAACCGCGCTTCAGCGCCTCCAGATTAACGAGCTCAACCGACGAGCAACTTCAAACACCGAGAGCATTAAACAGCTCACAAAAATCCAACAAGACTTAGAGACACTGAAATCAGAGGTGCAGAGATTGCACGGCCTGAAGGAACCTAAATGAGAAAGCAAGATATTTTGTTGTACCCGCCTGAATTAGCAACTCAGTTCATATCTGAGTTTGAGCAAGGTCCCAAAGGCGGACCGGCCCTTGAATCCTACAAATGCCCCGCTGGGGTGTGGACGATTGGATTCGGCCACACCAAGAACGTGCATCCAGATGAACACATTACGCGGGCCGAGGCCTATGACCTTTTAGACAAAGACCTGATCCATACTCAGGAAGAGCTGGCAGCGCTTGTTCATGTGCCAGTGACCGAGAATCAGTTTATTGCCCTCATGTCTTTCGTTTTCAACTTCGGAATCACGAAGTGTCGCAGGTACACACTCTTCAAAATGATTAACGCAGAGAATGAAGACGGAATCCGAGAATGGTGGCCGAAGTATGTGAATCCTGGCTCCAAGTTTGAAGACGGCCTGAGGCGCAGACGTTACGCAGAACTAGAACTCTTTTTCAGAAAATGATCCGAATAATTTTAGCCACCGCCGTCGTCATGTTCTCCAGTGTCCTGGGGTATCACTTCGGGCAACAGGAAACGGAGTTACGTTGGACACAGGAGCGGGAGCGAATACTTGCTCACCAGATCGAAACGTTACAAAGGAGAGATCGTGAGATTGCTCAGTTGGAAAAGTCTATTACTACTCTCAATGATTCTGCTCTCAGGGTGCGCGAGCGAGACGCCGCGATACAGCGAAAGCTACAGTCCGAACTTGGAAACTGTAGTAGATTTAGACCAGCACTTGAAAAGTGTTCAGAAACTCTTAGCCAATGTGCAGAGCACGCAGTCTCTGATCGAAGAATCATTGAGAGATGCGCCATCCAATTGAGGTGACACAATGAAAATTGCTAATGTTTAAAAAAAAGATTAGCTATTAAGCTTGCGATCAAGAATGAGAGAAGAATTGCGATGCTAACAAAGACGGACCCAATGTCAATCCAATTTCTGGGCTCTTGAAATAGCAATTGAGCCGCGTACGAGGCTAATGGATAAAGAGGAGGTACAAGGAGCAAAGACCAAAGATCGAAACGCTTAATCACTGTAACTATCGGTTTTTCTGGGAGCATCTCCCAAACGAGAACATCGATAGTTTCTGTGACCTTTTCATTTATTTCGGCGTTATGCATCATGAAGTATTCTTTTACCGTTGCTTCCGTGACATCTTCGCCTCTGTTTTCTAGTTCTTTGTAAACGATGCGCTCTTCTATTGTTCCCCTTAAATTTGTTTGGTTCTTCAGAAAATTAACGATATTTGCATGAGCCTCTTTTCGATCCATTATTATCTTCCAATGGTTATTTCAGAGATTCTTTCATGTAAAAATTTCGAGAGCGGATCGTCAGCTCTAGAAGCTTGGGAATTCGTTGAAAAACCAGCTTCTTTCGCAAATGATCCTAATTCTTTAGGATCATGCCTATTTTCGTAGGAATGCAGAGTAGGGGTTTCTAAAAGGCACACTTGTAGTTGGCAGATAATCTGGCCTTCTTTTAATCTAAAAGGGATAGAGCCAAAGTTGTGAATAACTAAAGGCATTTTCCCCTTAAATCCTGGGTTAATAAAGTTTGCTTTAGCAGCGTCTATTCCCCAGCGAACAAGACTGCTGCGATTAAAAATTTGTCCGTATATTTGAGTTGAAAAAATCAAAGTTTCGGCAGTATGACATACCGCCAATTCACCTGGTTTTAGAAGAAAGCCATCCTGAGGAATTTTTCTTGTGTTTTCTAACTGGCTTAAACTCTCTTTTGATACAGACGAAAAATCGAGTTCTCGGGTATCTGGAGAATGGAGGGTATAGGAGTCGCCCAAAGAAAGATCAATACTTGCGGGTTGAATCCTATCAGCGGGTAGTGGAAGCACCGATAATTGTTTATCCCTTATTGCCTTAAGGATCCCACTATCATTAAGAACAGCCATGGTCAATTCCGATTAAAAACTATAGATTAAGATTGCTTTGTTTGGTGCAAAATTTATCACAATGGAGATTGGGTAGAAGAAAACTAGGTAAAAAAAAATACTTAAGCACATAAGAAAGTATATTTAAAAAAAATGTTTTTTTGACTATTTTTCATTTATATAACGGAAATTTAACGGAACCGTTTAGCACATCTATCTGAATAAAATATAAATATCGGTGCCA